TTGATCGCGCCTGGGATGAGGGATGGTTTGGACCCCCCTGGTTGATTTCCAAGGTAGAGCTATTATCGAGCCGGAAGTTTAGCACCAAAGCTGATCTCCTTGAGGCCGTAGAGCGTGACCCAAGGTATAAGTTGAGCCTTAGTCCCAAGAAGACAGCGGCTGAGCTGATGGACGCGGTTAGGGCCTATGAGTCCAGAGAGGAGCTGGACGAGTATATCAAGGAGGACTAAATGCCTACTGCCAACTCCATAATCGAGCGGGCCTTGGTTAAAGCCAGGGTCATTGCACCAGGGGAGTCTATACCATCCGGAAAGGCTAACCAGATTCTGGACGAACTTAACGACATGCTGGAGTCCTGGTCCCTGGAAAACTTTATGGTCCCGTGCGAAACGGAGGAATCCTTTACTCTCGTGGCAGGTCAGCAGGAGTATACATATGGGCCGAGCGGGGATTTCGACTCTGCCCGTCCTCTGGAGATACGAGACGAAACCTATATCCGTTCGGGGGAGACGGACTATCATCTTCGTCTGTTCCCCCTGGACACATTCCGCCGAGTGAAGAACAAGTTCTCGGAGGGAGACCCCGAGCTTGTGGCCTACAGCCCAGAGCAGACCCAGGGGAGGGTGTATATATGGCCTATCCCCTCACTTTCTCTGGTCGACTCCTATATTCTGTCGGCTAATAACACCACTATCTACACCGGGACCGGGACATTTGGGGGACCCAGCGGGGTATCCGTTTCCATTGGGGCCACCCTATCCGGGTCCGACTATATTGTGTTCATTCAGCCCACTTCCACTGATGCGTCCACGGTGGGGGCCATCAGCGTGAACGGCAAGGGCACCACCTCATTCACCGTCTATAACACGGGTGCCGATACCTCCACTACCTTCGACTGGACGGTGATCGATGCCTTGGGAGCCGTAGCCGGTGCTTCCGTGTCGGCTGGGATTGATATCTATTTTCGGGTGGTTAAGGAGCTGACTCAATTTTCCGATCTTACCACATCCGTCACTCTCTATCCCGGCTATTCGCGGGCCATCATTGCCAACTTGGCCGTTGAGATCTGCCCCAACTTCGGCAAGTCTCCGGGGTCCACTCTGGCCTCCCTTGCGGTCCTATCCAAATCGGCAATCAAATCATCCCATGCCCGCCCCCGACGCTTACTGGCTAATCCGGACCTTCGATCTATGCTCCGGGGTGGAATGGGTTATAACATCCTGTCCGGGAGGTGATCATGCGCGTGGAGATTCCCTTCAATGGACCCGCCTATGAGACTGAGTCCCGCCTGGTCTCTGCCCAGGAATGCGTCAACTTCTACCCCAGGGAATATGGGGAAGACCAGATTGTCTTGTATGGAACCCCTGGATTGGAGGTTTTCTGCGATCTGGAGACCGATCAGGCCATACATGATATGCTGGTATGGGAAAATTACCTCTATGCCGTTAGTGGGGGTAGCCTGTATCAGGTAACCAAGAGCGGGTCTAAATCGGACTTAGGCTCCTTGAATACCGCAGCCCGGGCCGACATGGCCACCAATGGTCTGGATATCCTGATCGTCCTTGGGGAGACGGGTTTCGTCTACGACCTGGACGCTGGGACCCTAACCCAGATAACGGATCTGGATTTCCCCGGAGGGTCAAACGTAATCCAAGCCGATGGATACTATCTGGTCAACAAACCCCATACGGGTCAGATATGGAGATCCAACTACAATGACGGGTCCCAATGGAATGGTCTGGCCTTCTCCACGGCTGGGGGGGATTCGGACGATATCCGGGGCCTGATAGTGGACAACCGGGATATAATCATCCTTGGGGAATGGTCCACGGAGATCTGGTACAACACGGGGGAGGCCACGTTCAATTTTGCCCGGATCGATGGGGCCTTCATTGAGCAGGGTATGGTCTCGCCTTTTGCCCGAACCCGGGTTAACAACGCCGTCTATTTCCTGGGCCAGGACAAGAGGGGAAGGGGCCAAGTCTTCCAGATGGTAGGTCGATCCCCGACAGTAATTAGCACCACTCCCATTGAATACCAGATATCCCAATGTGATGTCACGGATGCCCTTATGCTGTCCTATCAGCAGGAAGGACATGCTTTCGTCGTCCTCACCCTGCCCATTGAAGGTAAGACTTTTGTCTATGATTCCATAACCAAAATGTGGCATATGCGCTCCTCTCGGGTTGCGGGGGTGGACACGAGGTGGAGGGCCAACTGCCATGCCTATTTTGACGGTAAGCACCTGGTAGGTGATTATCTGAATGGGAAGATCTATGAGGTGAAGACCGACGTATATGATGAGGACGGGACGGACCTGATTGCTACCCGGACCACTCCGGTGATCCGACGGTCCCAGAATCGATTCACTGTAAATGAGCTGCAAGTGCTTACCGAGCCGGGAGTGGGCCTGATTACCGGAGACGATGAGGATATAGACCCGCAGGGGATGATAAGCTGGTCCAAGGATGGGGGGTATACCTGGTCCCCGGAGGTCATGGTCCCTATGGGAAAGATAGGGGAAATAGACAACCGGACTCGGGTGACGCAGTTGGGTCAGGGCCGGAATTGGGTATTCAGCTTCAAGGTGTCCGCTGCCGTCAAGAGGGTGATCCTTGGGGCCTATGCGGAGATAGAGGAAGATGAATAGCCTCAACACAGAATGGCAGAATTTCTTCCGCGACCTGTTTGAGAGGGTGGGAGGGGCGCAGGCCCCAACCAACAACGACCTGGTGGAGAAGGAGGGATCGATAACGCAGCTTGATTACCGGTCCCACTCCGACATGCAGGATTTGGACTCGGATGACCATACCATCTACTTGAAGGGTAGAGTGGGAACCGGGACGTTCAATTCGACGTCCGGGGTGACCATTGATATAGGGGAGACATTAACCAGTGCAGACTATAGGGTTATCATTACACCGACAACTGCCGATCCTTCCACTATCGGGGCGATTAGTATCTACAATCGTACCACGTCTACTTTCGACGTGTATAATAGTGGGGCTGACAGTGCTTCTTCTTTCGACTGGATTATCGTCGAACGTTAGAGCCGCCGGGATCACGGACAAATCTATCCACGGGGTCATCACGGTTCTGCAGGGAGGGGATCTCGGGACGGTCCTGACCGGCCAGGGTTCGGGGGAAGCTCCATCATTCGACTCCTCCATCCAGTTGTCCCGTTTGGGGCTGGGGGCAGCCGCAGATCTATCGGCTCAGTTGAAGATCGCCGCCGACTCCCAAGCCTATGTGCTTCTCCAGCAGACCGACAATGCCGGATTCAGCCTCACGGGAACCACCAACGGGACGGGGTCGATCCGCTTCCAGACCAACAGCGGCGTCACTCTCGACCTTGGGGTCACTGGCCTCCAGTTGGACGGGGCCGGGGCACGGGTGGATGAATTCTCCACCGATGGGACCCTTGCCGGAAATTCAGACACGGCTATCCCCACAGAGAAAGCCATAAAGACTTATGTGGACGCTAATGCCGGTGGGGGGTCCGGGGACGTCCTTGCCCCCATCTCCCACTCCAATGACTATATCCCGACATGGGATGGGGTGAACACCTTCCAATTGTCCGGGGGAATTGCGAACCAATCTGATAACTGGAATACGGCTTACGGCTGGGGGGATCACTCCGCTGCGGGCTACCTTACCTCCGAATCGGATCCCGTCTACCTCGCCTCAGACGCCACCGGGGTCACCGCCGCCAAGATAGTCAATTGGGATGCGGCCTATACCGCCGTCTCCGGCTACGGATCTGCAGCTTCCCGAGACGCGGAGGATTCACTGACCAATGGGGCCAACCTCCCCGATGGGGCTGCTATCATCGCCTACGGAACAGCAAATTGGGGTGGTGGAGGATGGTGGACCAAGGCCGGAGACGACCTGAACTATGCCACGGGGAACGTCGCCATCGGAACCTCCACCCATGACCGCTTCTTCCAGGTCGAATACGACTCTGCCCTTACCGACACCATTCATCCTTTAGCCCGACTCTCTCATACCACCTCCGGGATCCCAGCAGACGATATCGGCCTGGGTCTGGAATTTGAGCAGGAAACAGCCGCCGCCAACAACGAAGTCCTGGCCACCCTGGAGGTGGAGGCCGTGGATGTCAGCTCCGGAGCTGAGCGGGGACGGGTCGCCATCGAGACCATGTATGACGGGGATGCCGCCGCCCGTCGCCTACAGCTCACCGATGTGGGCCTGGAGGTGGGAGGGGTCGTCATCGCTTTGGGGGGCCACTCCTTCCAGTGGAATGAGGCGTGGGTCGATCGGTTGAAGTGGGACGGGGGTGCGGATAGCCTAGTGGCAGCCACTGGACGATCCTCCCTGGGTCTTGGGTCCGCCGCCACCCGGACCGCAGAGGACACACTAACGGACGGGTCCAATCTGCCCGATGGAGCGGCCATCAAAGCTTACGGAGACGCCAATTGGGCAGGAGAAACGGGATACTGGTCCCAGACGGGAGATAACGTCTACTATACCACGGGGATCGTGGGAGTGAACGACACCGACTTCGATGGGACTCCGGATGTGGGCCGGTTGACGGTCAAGGGAACCACGGATGACGGGTCTACCTACCCCTTGGTTATCCGGGATTCCGGGGGGTCCAACGTGGCTGAGGTGGATAGCGATGGGGTGATAACTGCCACCACCTTGGCCTCCGATCCGGACTCCAACCCGGAGGTATACTTTATCGACTCCGATTGCACCGATTCGGATAAGGGGGTCAGGATCTACTCCAATGCGACGGCCACCGGGAGCGGGTCGGAGGTGTATGACTGGTCCATCTCCGCCATGGGAGCGCAGGGAACGGCTGGGACTCTGGAGCAGTCTGTTACCTGGGACGGGAGCGCCCAGACCCTCTATGTTTACGGGACGCTGGACCCCACTACCCTCTCCTATAAACTGGATGACCTGTCAGCCCCGGACGACAACACCGACCTCAACGCCACCACAAGCAAACACGGGCTGTTGCCCAAGCTGGACGGGGCAACCACCAAATTTTTGCGGGGAGATGGGACCTGGGCCGCCCCGTCCGGGGCCGGGGATGTGGTCGGCCCGTCATCCAATACTGATGGATATATCCCGACATGGGATGGGTCCGACACCAAGACCCTTGCCAACGGGATAGAGAACCGATCCTCCGAATGGAATACCGCCTATGGGTGGGGGAACCATGCCTCCGCCGGTTATCTAACGGCTGAAACCGATCCCGTGTTTGGGGCATCTGAGGCAGCCAGTATCACCTCAACCGACACGTCCCATTGGGATACTGCCTACGGCTGGGGGAACCACGCTTCGGCTGGGTATATAACCGATCCCAACGACACCGTATCCGGGTCCGAACTGGATGGGGTCTTCTCATCTACCGGGATCCTGGTCCGAACCGGGGTCGCGACCTACACCACCACCACTTCTACGGGATACTGGCTTCCCTCGGGGTCGGATATATACTATTCGGACGGGAATGTGGGGATTGGAACGTCCTCTCCCTCCTACGACTTGGATGTTAGTGGGACCGTGAGATCAACCGGAAATATAACGGCGGGGAGTGGAATAATCTTGGGTGGGGATCTAAGAACCACGTGGCCAAGTAGCTCCGGTTTTGGGGATTGGGAGACCGTGTCCCCGTCCGGATCAGCCAGCACAGACGTATCCAATGTCCAGTCTGCTGTTAACACTGGAAATCCGGTTTACTTAGAAGATGGGACTTTCTATTTTAATTCCAAGATAACGTGTAACAATGCAGGGCAAATAATTATGGGATCTGGTCTTGGGACCGTTATCCAAACTACGTCTGGATTTAGTGGTATCGGATGGACCAGATCCTCAAATAAGGCGGATAGTCCCGGGAATGGAGTATTTTATGTGACGGCCTCTGGAGTAGAGATTAGAGACTTGAAGATTCTCTTTTATCAACAATATAGTTGTCCTACCTCCAGATCCCAAGTTACCAAAAACCCCCCTGGGATCACTGTTTTTAATGTTGATAGAGTTCGCATATCTAATGTAAGGATATCCAAGGCCAATTACGGCATATTCTTGTATCAGAATTGTGGAGGTCTATGGGTAGACCGGTTGGAATGTAGCTTTTTTGAGCACGGAATAACTACTTATGCGGCTGACAGTGACAATCGAATCTTAGACACCTGCAGGTTCACCAATACACATTTCTTCTCTTTTGATATGACTACCACCACAGGAACGGGAAAAGACTGTGCTGTAAACTATAATCAGTATGCCCTTATGTGCGGAGACGATCTAGCCTATGCCGGAGATACGATGCCAGAGGATCCCGATGACGCCGTTGTTTCGATCTATCTGGAGGGTGCTGATGACATGCGTATTGAGAATTTTTTCTCCCTGGCCTGTCTGGGTGTTTGGTTTAGTAGTAGTTGGGGAGTGGTGGAAAATTACCGAACCGAGAGGAACAGTGTGAAAATGGATACCCACTCATCTACCAATGGGCAACCAAGAATCCTTGGGTCTGATTGGGAAATGGTTGTTGGGACCAATCGGAGACATCAGTGGATTGAACAAGAGGGGGGACTACTGACTATTAGTAGCAGTAGGTTCAAATGGTCCAACGACAACGGGGGACCTTACTTAGACCTCATAAAAACCAGCGATAAGGCTACTACCCTTATATCTAATAGCCAGTTCTACGTCACCAGGTCCGATGAAGCCCTTCTGTCTGTTACCGGATCTTCGTACTTAACTTTAATGGGGAACAATTTTTATGTTCATGGAGTAACTGAATACCCAATTAGAATAGAGGACACCTATTCTCGCCTTATCATGCATGGGTGTAATTTCGAATATGACGCCTCGACCTGGAGAGGAGGAAACGGAAGTCCATATGACATGTCCGGACAAAAGACTCTATACATCGCTTCCGACTCCGGATACCACAATATAACTGGAAACGTGTTCTGGGAGGGTACCTACTCCAAGCCATCATTTAGCAACAGTGTATGGGCTAATAACTCGGGGGATTAGAATGAGATATATTACTTGGTTTCTATTGTGTTCACTTCCAGTGTCCGTATGGGCCATGGGGGTAGTGTTCACGGACGGGTCCGGGATGGATCACGGTGCAGCTATAGGAGATCCGGACCTGGCCCCATCCGACACCTTTTACCGAATAACCAGCGACGGAGATTACCGAGTTACCGAGAGTGGAGATAGGAGGATATATGAAACTGATTAGTTGGATTATTGGATTAGTGTTACTTGCGACCCCGTGTTGGGCAGCGGATAAGACCATACCGGATCTTACCACTCTCACGGACCTGGCCGATTCGGACCTCTTCGAAGTGTCGGACACGTCTCAGTCGGCCTCCCGAAGCATATCGGCCTCGGATATTCAATCTTATATTCTTGGGGGAATCACCCTCGGTTCCGCCGCCTCCCGGGCTGCAGCCGACGACTTGACGACCGCCGATGCTCTTCCGGATTCCGCCGCCATCATCACCTATGGGGAGTCCAA